GGGGCTGTTGATTTCGGAAATATTTGGGGAATTTACAATTTAGTAGACTGGAATGGTGCTTCGGGAACAGTTGTGGATGTTAATCTTTATGGTCAACAAACAACATGTGATATTGAAAGTGGCGGCACAATTAGTGGTTATGTATTAGGGACACAGATAGTAATTGATTCAGATACAAATCCCGGTGGTCAAGTTCACGCTCTAAATCTTAATTTGGACACTAACGGTGATTACTTTATTGTTGCTTATGATGATGTGGAAAATTCGGACAGATTCACCGTATCAATGAATGGAACAGTAACTTCAGAAGGAGCAGGTAATCACTCAACAGGTATGGATTATGCTGAATATTTTGAGAGCAAAGATGGTTCTGTAATACCTATTGGAACAACGGTGAAACTTGATGATGGTAAAATAGTATCTTGCGAAGAAGGAGATACTCCGATTGGCGTTGTTAGACCAGTTAATTCATCTGCAACTATTGGTGGCGGTCAAGTATTTCATTGGAAAGACCAATTTGAGAGAGATGATTACGGTGAGAAAATTTACGAAGATTATACACTTACTAAATGGATTGTAGAAGTTGACCAAGCTGAATATGTAGAGCGCAAGGGTCTTGATACAGGTTATAAAGATATGCAAAATTTATATAGCCAAGTTGAAGGAAGTAAAGCTATTCCTGCTAAAGATGCAGTTATACAACAAAAGACAGTTGATGAAGAAGTAGAAGAAGAAGTGACTACGACAGAATTGGTAGATGGTAAATATGTTCAGAAGACTGAAACAGTAACTAAAACAGTTAAAGTTCCTCAATATGATGAAGAAGATTTATACGATGAAGATGGTGAGGTGATTGGTAAACATCAAGTTCCAATAATGGAAACTGTTGAAGAAGCTGTAGCTGCTGTAGATGCAGTTGCAGCAACTTACTTTAGGGAACATAAATATCATAGTGACAGGATTCCAGATGGATTAACCGTACCAGACGATGCGGAAATAATTACGCCAGCAAAACAACGACAAAAATTAAACCCCGATTATGACCCTGATAGAGAATATGAATCAAGAGAAGAACGGGATGAATGGCATATCGTTGGATTGCTTGGTCAGATTCCAACTACTAAAGGACAACCAGTTGCAGATAATTGGATTAAAATGAAAGATGTTTCAGATACAGTTGAAATGTACTTTGTGAAATAATGAATCAAAAATTTGGAAATCTATATGCGAGGTTTTTAGTCGTATTTGGAATATGGACAGCCTTCGCATTTGTAACTGGGATAGGATGGCAATGATATGGTTTTATTTACATTGTGTGACTGCGATTGTGATTGTAATTGCGGATGCAAGAGGAACACTTGAGCCCACTATTAATAAATGGGAAAAGAAATTAGGAATACCAGTACCAGAGGAAGTAGATGTCGAAGCCATTATCAGAGAGCAGTAGTTTAAATATCAGTGTTCCAATGTTACTTCAGGCAATTGGCTTTATAGCTGCTATGGTTTATGGTTATGGACAATTAAATGCTCGGCTACAATTTATGGAACACCAATCAAATATGAACAAACAGGCAATTAAAGAAATGAAGGCGATGCAAAATTTACCTATCCCTTCTGATGTTAGGCAGGACGAAAAATTACAGAGAATTGAAGATGAAATAATAAGGCTTAGAGATGGTAAATTGGATTAAAGAAGCCGTGAATGAAAGATAATGAATTTTTCAGGTATCTGTATTGGGTTGTCTTGTTCTGTATTATGATGATAGTACTATCAATGTCAGTAGATATGCGAGGTGGAGATATGGATATATATACAAAAGCGCAAAGAATTAACAATGGCTAATTTTAATTTAGCAGAGTGGGGAATCGTTGGGGTCATCGTATTCCTCTTCGTAGGACAGATAATGTTCCTACAAAAGACTTTAATGAAAAAATTAACGGAAACAGATGAAAAAGTTATTGCACTCATAAACAGGTGGAACAGGTCGGATGAGGCAAGGGACAGGAGGCATGAGCAGGTCCTGCAAGAATTAAATGATGTTACAGACGATTTAAATTTCTTGAAGGGCAAAGCAGATGGTAGTAAAAAATAAACATAAGATTAGGGATGATTGATACATTGAAAACGGTAGGAAACGGCGTCGTAGGCGTCGGAGTATGGTGGGTTAATTTGCCCATGATATTGCAGATGTGCGTATCGGTGGCAACCTTGGTATACATCATACTTAAAATTAAAAACGAAATACAGAAGACGAAGAACTGATATGCCTTTATATCAATACAAATGCAAAGATTGTGAATCTTACATAGACAATTACCAAAATAAAATGGTGAGGGTATCAGAAGATTCATTTGTAGGGAGTAGCTGTCCATTGTGTCATGACGGTGAGTTGGAAAGAGTTGTGACGCTGCCTCATGCTATTGTAAGGGGAGGCGGAGATTGGGCTACTGCAATTAGAAAGGATCAGGTTGATTTTTCCAACATTAGCATGGATGACAGCCTTGATCGGATGAGCTCAAACAAAACTAAAAGGAGTTAATATGAGTGGTGTAGTTAGTTATGTCATGGAGAACTATATGCAAATGCTTACAGCCGTAGGAGGTATTGTAGGCGGGTTTGCTGTTATAGCTTCAATGACGCCAAATAAAAGCGATGATAGGATCGTCCAGATGATTCTGGATATGGTGAATTTCCTAGGCGCCAATTTTGGCAAAGCAAAAAACGGAGGATAATATGGCGAAAGTCAAATTAAACGCCTGGGCAAATAAAATGCTGAAAAAGGTGATTGCCCAAGTAATGAAAAAGGTCGGTGTCACAGCAACTATGTTGTTTGTACTTGAAATGGTTGCAGATATGACAGAGACGAAGGAAGACGATAAGATTGTTGAACAACTTAAAAAGGCGCTTGATTCTGAATAATGCCCCGTGGTATTGCAACACTTAGAGACTTTTCTGGGGGTGTAAACACCCAGTTTAATCCTAGGGATATACAGGACAACCAACTCGGTTACGCACAGGATATTATGGGTGATCGGGTTGGGTCAGTCCGTACTATGGGCAATGGGAGCGGTACGCCTAGGCAGGTGAACAATTCTGCATCGGCAAAATCTATTAATACCTTAGCCCTTACGGACATTGCGAATTCTGCTGGATATGGATTTAAGCACTTTGAATTAGACTATGATGAAAGCGGGAATAATACTGGTGAGCATTACCTAGCTGTAGTTGACGAGGGTGGAGAATTAAATCTTTGGGACTATACTAACAATTCTTGGGCAACTGTTAGTGTAGACCTGCATGGTAGCGAAACGGATTGTAAACCAATTATAACCCCTATCAATAACGGCATAAGGGTAGCCGACACTAATTTAACAAACTCAAGCCAAATCAAGTATTATATGTATGTTAAAAGAAGCCAGCTTGGTAGAGATAGGTCTGGCTTTTATGCTGGTAATAATACACTCCCAGCTCCAACCGCTGGTAACTTAGTTGGCTCTGCTACTTATACCGATGGATCTATAAATTTTGAAATAGACTCTCAAACTGCTGGTAATGGCACTTGGACAAAAGATGATTATGCCTTTGCATATACATTTGTGTATGACGGTAATCAGGAGTCTGCACCATATATAGTGAGTTCGGCTTTAGCTGTTGCTAATGTCAATGAAGATAGACCGTGGAAGGTGACGGTATATGCAGCTAATGCCACTGCAGCAACAGATTATGATGCAAGGATCACTGGGGCTAGAATATATTGGAAGTATTATGATACTACCGCAAGTAGAATTGAACAGGGAGAGTGGAATCTTTTAGTAGATGTAGATTTAACAGGAACATCAGCGGATGACCATGCATACGGAATTAGATCAAAACTTGGTGATAAATTCGCAGATTGGAGTGTAAGTAGCAACGACGCAAATGCTATTATAATAGTACGAGACCCACCCATTGATACATATGCCACTTTAAATGGGTACCGAAGCAGTGATGGCGCTTTGGTTATAGGAAATGCAAGCGATGGGTACAAGTCAGCTATTTTTACCAATCGAAGAATGTTTGTTGCCAATGTTAAAATGACAGGAGCTGATGGCGTACAGGTACAGGAAGCTGACAGAATCATGTATTCTCCAGTCAATAAGCCTGATATATTCCCAGGGAGTCAGTTCATTGATGTGGTCAAGGGAGATGCGGAGCCCTATATTAAACTTGAAGCTGTAGGTGACAGGCTGTTTGCTTTTAAAGGCGATAACTTATTTATAATAAATATTTCTAATCCAAGTCCTGCGGGATGGTACTTGGAGGCTACCCATAGAGGTATGGGAGTGCTACATCCTGCCGCTGTATTCAAAGCCGACTTTGGAATTATATGGGTTAACCCTAATGGTCTTTTCATATATCAGGAAGGCGGAGGGGTGGCAGAACTGTCAGAGGGTAAGGTGCTTAATGGATATGGCACGGATGATTATGGATTCAACGCTTGGGGAAAACTAATTACAGCCAACTCAATTGTTGGATACTCACAGAAAGATAAAGAGATAATCGTTAATATAGATTGTAGTAGTGTCGTTAGTGATTC